CCTTTATGTTCTTCTACAAACTTAAATATTTCATTGTTTGTTATTAGAGATGTTTTGCCATATGGAAATATTTCATCAAGCAATGTATTAGAACCATAAGTCTGTTTGTTAAATTCTTTTATCGTCTTCAAGTCTGTCATTGCATTATCATCCAATGTTTCAGTCCAACTATCATAACGAGTTCCATAAAAGTTTCTTAACATTGAGTTCATTGTGTTTGCATGGATAATGCTTGTTTTTAAATCACTATCTTCTATTGCAACATAATTTTTATACTTTAAATCTCTGGGATGTATTTTTCTTTTAACAGATTCTGGGTATTTATCTCTAAGTTCATTTGTTAATTTGTTCATTACCCAATCTATATTTGATATTTTTTTCTTTTTCCATTTCCAAGAATAGTTAGTCTTTTCTATTTGTTTCTTTTTCTTATCTAAATTTTTAATTATTGCTACTTGTCTATTAAATCTTTGAGTATCATTTTTTATTCCTTTTGCTATTTCATCAGACCTTTCAACAAAAGCATCCTGTTCTTGTGGTGTGTTTCCTGTAGGTTCTTCTTGGTCAAAAGGGTCTTGTAATCTTTTATAATCTTTAAATGTAGAAGGACTAGATACTAATCTATTATACCAAGTATCTATTTCTTGAAATGTTTCTATATCTAAATTGTATTGTTTTTTATTTTCTAACAAATCCTTTGTAGCTATCTGAATAGCAATTCTATCTAAATAATTACCACCTTTACCTTTGGCAACATTTGAAACTGCATCTGCTATAGGTTGAAATCTATTGTTTTCTTTTTTTATTAATGTTTCTAAATATTCTTTATTTTTTATATCAGTTTTTTTGTATGCTAAAAATCTATTTAATCCGTCATATACATCTTCATGGAAACTCTTAAATACTTTACTAGCCATATTCATATCATAAAAACTAGTTCTTCTTTTTTCACCACCAACATATTTATAATCACCGAAAGCGTTAAGAAGTTTATTCTGTTGATTTAAAAATTCTTTTATAATCAGTTTATCTGCATCATTCAAATCTTTTGTACTTTCTTCGTATTTACCATCAACTAATTCATATTTAGAAAATATCCTTACTCTTTGACCGTTAGCAGTTCTTCCATTTTTCAATATATCTTTTAAGTCTTGAGAACTAGCATCTTTAGGAGATATTGAATCTTCTTGTTTTGGAAACAAAAAATTATCTGCCCATTCATATATATTACCTGCTATATTTTTATTTAATGCATTTGAACCGTCAATAATATATTGAACTTCTAAAGCTGCTCTTTGATAATAAGCAAGAGATTCTGTATCAATTGTAACAACTTCTGTTGTTTTCCCATTTGCATCAACATCAGAATTATAAAGAATCGAAGGTCCTATTAAGTTTCCCTCATCATCTTCTGTAACTATATCTTCCCATGCTTTTATTTTTCTTGTTAAATGATTTTTATTTGCTAAGTTTTGAAGATAATTCAATTTTCTAGGAGTTTTTTGTGCTAATCCAATTGCTTTTTTAAATGCAATACTTTGTCCCATTTTTGCTAGTGTAGCTTTTCTAGAATCTTTAGCATTCATTTGAAATGTAAACGATGGGTTTTGTTGTAACTCACTAGGGTCTACTCCTTGAACATAAAATACTTGATTTCTTTTAATATAATCAAACATATAATCACTATGTGCAAAAAAGTAATCTACTTTATCAGCGTCATAATCACCTTCATACACATTAGCAATATCATAACTATTAATCTCTACTCCCAATCCTTGTTCCTTGTCTAAAAATCCTTTTAATCCTAGTAAAGTTATATCATTAGGTCTGGTTCTTGGATTTCTTCTAGAAACTATGCCTAGTTCATATCTTATATTTACAAGTTTAGAATATGATTCTAAAAAATCATGCACACTACCAATAGTTGCATTATTTAATATATCGTCAATACTTTCAATTGTATTATTATCAGCATCTCTTAGTGTAGTTAGATTAGCTATTTCTTGAATGTCTTCAACTGTATTTTTTATTTCGCTTTTAAAATCTTCCAAAGATAACACTCTTTCATTTTGTACAATTCGTATATTTTTATCACTTGGTAATTCAGAAATGCTTGTGTTTCTTTCTTCAAAAGGCAATGCTATTTGACCCCTTAGTATCATTTTATTATTGGAATCAAACAACGTAGGAAACAATCTAGTCTTTAATCCTTTACCTAAAAATGATTTAGCGGATTGAACTAAGAAAGCTTGTCCTCCATATCTATTTGATGGCAATGCTTGTGATTTATCTTTTTCAGAATATACTCTGTTTGTTATAGACCTTCTTGTACTAAATAATGTATCTATATATTGTTGAGCTAAATATTTTTGAACTTGGCTTGAACTATAATCATATGGATTAGCTGCGTCACTTAATTGTAGATAATACATCATATTACTAAGATTAGATAACGCTCCCTGTTCTGGAGAATCTGGTATATTGTTTAGTTCTAATTGTTCCCTCATAAAATAATTCATCTTATAAGGGTCTGCCATTATGCTTTCCATTTCATTTAAATTATCAGTTAGTTCTTTTATTAATCCTTTAAATGCATCGGCATGTTCTTTTCTATTCATATAATTATAGTCGGCATCTGATTCACTTGCAGACAAAAGGTCAGCATCTTTTTCTGGTCTGAACCCTATCCCATCTAAATCTATTTCCCTTATAAATGTATTTCTATCTGTAATTCTATAATCTTTTAAATCATTCCATTCTAATCCCTTGAGTATGCTATCTTGTTCTTGTCCATTTACTATCTTAGGGTCGTATATTTTTGCACCAGAATCGCTTAATAATATATCTACAGGGTTTTTATCAAAGAAACCATCTAATGCTGGACTATAAACAAATAATGTCTTTCCATATAATAATGTTTTACCCTCTCCTTGAGATGATATAATTGGTTTAATTGGATTCTTAGAATCTGGACTATGCCCCATCATTGTATGATATTCAGACATAGCTTCTTTAGATAAAAATCCTATACTATCAAAAGCAGATACCTTTTCATGAGCATTCCCTACAATGTTTTTTCTATCATATCCTTCTAATTCTGGTATTTCATCTTTAAACTCATTAACAACATCGTCAACAATCTTTGCCATATTCTCTGTGCTATCATCCCATATAACAACTCTATGTTTGCCATTCTTTCCTTTTTCATTAAGTCTATCTTTTAATAGTTTAGAAACAGGGTCTCCACGAAAAACTTTTCTAGATTCAATAATAGATTGTATATAGTTTTCATTTGGTCTTATAAAATTTTTAGTAGTTACTAATTTAATTCTTTTAATATAGTTGTCTACTTGAACTGGGTCTTTTGAATTAAGAACTTTTAATAACTCAACGTCACTTTCACTTTTTAGTGCAGTTTCAAGTATCAAATATTTTGTAGCAGTTTCAACACTTTCTTCATCGTATGAATGTTCATTCTTAGTATTATCGAATGTATCTTTTAATAATTGTATTGCTCCTTTATCTGTAATCCTATCTTTATATTCATCATAAAATCTTGTAAAGTCATTTACAATGTTCTGCATATCTGAACGATTAATTACAATACTATCCATCCCATCATAAATATCTAATTTTATTATACCAGTTTCAGACCCAGATAATCCCTTATCATTTAGTTTTGTATCAACATTAGAAACTTCAATATTAACCTTTTGCAATTGATTAGATATTCTACTTCTAATCTTTTTTATGTTTTTTATCTCTAAAGGACTTAATTCTTCTGTACTTAATATATTATAAGTTCTTTCTTGTATATAATCTTTAAAATCTGTATAAACTACATTATTATCAAAAATAGCATAATTAATTTTAAGTTTGTCTAACTTATCAAAAACTGGATTTTTTTGAAAAAATTCTCTTTCTTCTGTGGGGTCATATTTAATTGTTAAATTTCTTATAGACATAGTAGGAATATCTATTCTGTCTTTTAAACTAAAAACTATTTGAGTAATATCTTCTACAACACCACTCTTTTTCTTTTCACCTAAATCCTTAAACTCTACACCATCTAAAACTATATCTCTTTGCAAGTTATTTATAGACTGTTGATTTAAATTACCAAATTTATCCAACATATATTCTTCACTTTTAAATCTATCTATCTTTTCACTAGCAGTTTGACCAGAATAATCTTCATATATAATAGTTCCGTCTGTTTCTTCTATTTTAAAATTATACTTTCTATAAAATTCATCTATGCTAATTGAAGGATTTTTGTTTTCATCAAAAGCTTCTTTAACATACCTTCTATCAATTCTTTGTCTGCTTTCTATTTCTCTTTGTAAAAACTCATCTGTATATCCAGTTTGAATTAATTTATTATTAATAGGTTCTAAAGCTTCAGTAAGAGTTGTGATTGCTTCTCTTCCCTCAGTTTCATCTAATATTTTTTCTATTGTAAATCTCTTATCAATTTCTAAGTTATTTTCTACATTTCTTTTTACTATACCTTGAGTTCTTAACATTGCCATTAAATCATTTCTAGCTCTATCTCCAAGAGTCTGCATATATTCTAACATTCTTGTTTTAACACTTTCTAGCGGTGTATTACTCATAACTTCAAATAATTCACTCAATACTACATTTTTATCTTTTGAATCTGCAGTATATATATCAATCATTCTCATTTTTAATTGTTCAGCTTGATTCCTATTTAATGTTCTTCTTTTTGCTTCGACTATTTTTACAAAACCTTCTGTTTCTTCATTTAATCTTACTAGTATATCTTTATTGTATTGGATTTCTAAATCGGGGTCTGAGGGTATATTTAATTCATATAGTCTAAATCCACTAACACCTTCATCTGATAAAAGTTTGTTATCGCTAAACATTGCACTTCTTGATTGAGATATTAAAAATTGTATATCTTCTACATTAGTCACTTTGTTTTCCATTCTTCTTCTGTTAATGTCAGATAATGTCATTTGATATAAAAACTTTTGAGATGAACTATTGAATTTGTCTATATTTACATTATTATCATTTAATATAAACTTTAAAGAATTAATATCAGTCTCTGTAACTTTCTTACTAGGCTTGCTATCTGTTATTTTATAATCGCCTAATGCCATTAGTATTCCATGTAATCTACCTAAATCTTTTGCTTTGTCTTTATAATCTGTATCTATATTAGATATGTCGTCTATGAGTTTTAAACCATCATCTGTGTCTACTAGTAATCCAGCATTCTTTAAATAAGATTGCAAATTCTCTGGCATTGTATCTCTAGATAATGTGTTTGATAACTCTTGAGTAAATATCTTAGCATCATTTTGTATCAATGGAATTAAGTAAGAATCGGTATCTCTAAAACTAAATTTTTTCCTACCATCTTTAACATTAGCAGCTTGGTTAATAGAAGTCTCAGCGTCATTTATTATATTGTAAAAATCTTTTAATGAATCTTCTGTTTTTATTCTACTTTCTAAACTTCTATCTAATTCAACTTTTTCTAAACCCATTAAAACATCTCGTATAACATGATAACTTCTATTTACATCGGATATTGCTTCTTCTGCCTCAACTCCAGTTTTACCTAACCAAGATTCAAAATCTCCATCTCTTGCCTTTTTTCTCAAATCAGAAGATATATCTAATACATTTGGAACAACAATCTTATCACCATTTGTGGTCATTGTTACTCCTTCTAACTGTGCATTTTTTATACTATTCATAACATTAACAATGCTATTTTTCATACCAGCAGTTGCTTGTTCTACTCTTTGTGTAAATGCTTTATCTATATCTTCCGATGTTTTAAATCCTTGTTGAGATAATATTTCATTTATTCTATTTGATTGAGTTTCTGTTATTCTTGTAATAGGTCTAACATGCTCAAAATCTTCTTCCATTATCTGATAAATTTTATTTATCTTACCATCATGCGGGTCAAAAGGAGTTCCAGATTCTAAATCAAGAAATGTTTTTTCACCATCTGGAATAGTTTCTTTTGTAACAGTTGGGTCATCATCGCTAACTATTCTTTGCTCTATCAAATAATTTTTAAGTTGTTCATTTTCTCTAGATAATCCCACACCATGAATATTGTTTGGTTTAGAAAATGTAGATGCAAAGAATGTTTGAGAATTGTCAATCCCTAAATGTTCTAGTGTTAATCTTAGTTTGTTTATATTCTCACCTAAATCTGCGCTTTTTGCAAAGTTACCCCTACGTTGAGTCCATGCACCAATCAACATAGTAGAAATAAAATCTTCACCTCTTAATTCTTGTCCAGATATATGGGTTTGTATTCCTTGCACTCCAGACATAGCTAATCCAGCAACTGCCATTCTTGGAAATAACAATCTATAGTTTTGCAATCCTTCTCTTGTTGCTTCTGCTATTATCTGTTTACCATAGTATCTTTTTTGGGACATCAACCATTGTTGTGCTTTTTGTTCGGCATTGTCTCCAAATGAATCTCTTAAACTTGAAGATATTCTTTGTGCATTTCTAAGTCTTCCAGTATCAAATGTTTTTAATAAATCAATACTTTTATCAACTCCATCTACTTTAAAATCATAATGGGTAGTTAATTTATTTGACCTATTTAAATGAGCTATATTAGCCATTTCGCCAGACAATTCATCTAATGACAAACCTTTATATGTATTTGTTCCTAAATATGCTCTTATACCTTTTCTAAAATCTATGTTAGATTTAAACATTTTACCTAAAGGTCCAAACGGAGAAGTAGCTGCATTTATTGCTGTACCTGCTAGCAAACCAGTAGCGACTGAATATCCAGTCTGCCCTAAATCATATCTAGCGTTAGGGTCTTTTAATAATTGTTGACCTTGAAAAGATAAATCCATTATTCCATCAGCAACACTAAATACAAATGCATCATGCAAAGCTTCTGTAGCAAACCTACCCATTTTACTATTACCATAAGTTATTCTAGCATATTGAGAAAGATTTTGAAGAGGTATTCCTTCATTAATAATTCTATCTTTCATGTTTTGAATTACAGAAACTTGCTCATCTGTAAGTTGTCTTGTTGCTTGAGCTCTTGCAGTTCTTTTATTTATTTCAGTATTGAATTGTTCTCTAAAAACTTTATTAGCATTTTTTCCTTTTGTAGATGCCCAATAAGTTTTTCCTTTTAAAACATTGGTATATTTATTTACTACACCTTTTTCTATACCAGAACGTAAGGCTTCTTCACTAAACTCTTTAGATGCCTTGCCTACAGTTTTCTTTCCAACTAACTTAGAAACAAGCGCAGTCGCAGGTTTCTGCAATACTCTTGCTGTTCCCTTCATCGGAAGACCAACTAAATAACCAGCTCCAGTACCAACTCCGCCTAATACCTTAGCTAAAGAACTTTGTTCTTGTGCTTCTCTAAAATACTCTTGAAATTCTATTTCTTCACCTAAAGCTCTTTCAACTCCTATCTCGGCTAATCCTAGTAATCCAAATGAAGCAGATTCACCAAGTTCATATAATCCAGCTCCAACAGACTGCAATAAACTTACATTAGATTCTTTTTGTTGTTGTTGTGTTTGAGATGGGGTAGGTGTTTGTATTCCTTTAGATAAACTATCTACTAATGCATTTGGTTCATCTAAATTGTAAGAACTAGCTAGTTGTATTGGATTTTCAGAATCCTGTTGTCTTCTTTTTCTATATTCTAATAAAGCATTTATTGCTCTTTGAGTAGCCATATTTATCTAAATTCTTCGTATGGTATAATGTCTTCGCCAAGCCTTATTCTTTCTTCGTTCAAAGCATCTATATCTTCATTTGACATTTGACCAATTCCTAATATTTGTAATCCAAGCATAACTAATTGAGAATCAGCGTCTAATCCTCTACTCTTAACTAATTTTTTTGCTTGGTTTTCTAATTCACCAGATTGTATAAATCTATCATAAGTTTTTTCTTGTTGTATTATATTAGACAACTCAATCATTTTACCACTTAAAACATCTGTAGATACTCCAGCTTCTTCAAATAATTCTTGTAACTTAGTATTTTTTTGAATATCTTGATAAAGACCAGCGAGGTTATTTATAACACTATCTTCTGATGTTTTAAAACCAACAGTATTTACAGCTGCCATTGTAGGTATTAAAACTCTATGATTTTTTACAATATATTTTAAAAGATTTTTCTCTGCATTAGTTTTTGTATATTTTGAATAATTTTTTGCAACAGTATTTGTTTCACTTTCTTCAAAATCTTGAGATGCCATAGTTGAACCTTCAACTGCGTCTTCTAATCCCCTAAGAAAAGATGTAGTATCTTCCCAAAGGTTCTTCTTACGTTCTCTTAAAACATTATCAAGTGATGCTTTTGTACTATCAATATATAAATTTGTTAATTCAAATTCATCTTTTTCAGCGCCTAATTCAGCTTTTTTAATTTGAGCTTCTCTTAATCTATTTTCTTGTTCAATATTAACATCAGACTCAGCTCTTTTTAATTTTTCTTGTTGTAAGTTTAAATTAGTCAATCTAGCAGCTGATTCTTTCGCATCTCTTTTTGCATCAGCTTCTCTAAGTTGCATCATTCTTTCTTGCCTAGCATTATCAATCTGTTGTTGCCTAAGTCTAGTTGCCATATCCATTATAGCTAAAGACCTATCAATCTTTTGACGTTCTCTTTCTTGTTTATATTTTAATATTGAGTTTAAAGATTGTAAAGCTTCAGACATAATTATCCAAATATACCAAAGTATTTAGTGTTTGCTTGTTGGTCAGCCATTCTTTTTTGCATTTCTAATTGTCTTCTTTGAGATTGCATTTCAAATTTTTGTTGTTCAAATTGAGATAAAACATTACTTAGATTTTTACTAAGTCCAATATCTATATCTTCCATTTTTCTTTCAAATTGTTTTCTTATATTTTTTACAGAATCTTCATCCATTCCAATATTAGCAAATCCAGTTGCTTGGCTTACAGCATCTTGTCTATCTGATAATTGTTCCATAGCCATTTGACCAGATTCAGAAACCATATCTAATGCTCTTCTAGATTCTAAAGTAGGTAATTGTAAACTAGAACCAATAGAGTCTCTTAAAGATTTTTCTGCTAAACCTAAATCTTTTAGAGCATCTTGCATAAATCCAGATTGTATTCTACCTTGCTCTCTTGCTCTTCTTGTTTGTCCATATTCTGAACCTGCCGATAAAGCTAATCCTAATCCTGCTATTAATGGTGTCATAATTACCTACTTGCTAAATTATTTTTATTAGAAATACTATCTATAAAAGATTGTATTGAACTTATATCTACTTTTCTTCTTTTTGTTAAAAATGGCAATTCAAATCTACCTAAGTCTACTCCAGATTCAACCATATCATCCATATCTTTTAATTGACCTGCAAATGCTTTTTCATATTCATCATCTATAAATTTACCAGTTGAAGAATCGTATATAGATTTTATTTTTTCTTGTAATTCTTTTTTCATTTTCTTTGCAAGTTCTAAATTTTGCTTTTTAACAGTTGGATTAATAACACCTTTTAACGATTGTAGTTTTTTAATTTCTTTTAAATCTTTATCTACTTCGCTTAATGCTTTTTGTGGATTACCAAATCTTCCTTCTGGTCTATAAGATGTGTCTTTCTTTTTACGAGGAGGTTGCCTTCTACTTGTAGATGGTCTTCCTAAAAAAGTTCCTTTAGTAACTATAAATCCATCTTTATCTATATAATTATCTTTAGCAATAGGTTCTAACATATCTTTTTCAGTAGGTTGTAAAAATTCTGGAAGGAAATCAACTAACTTTTCATTTTGATAATCTGTTACATCTCTAGATATTCCTAGAGGAACTTCTTCATCACGAGGATAACTAGATTCAATCATTTCTTTTATAGCATTAGGTGGGTCTGTTTTTAAATAATCCTCAGCTGACATTGTTTTTTTAACAATTGTTTCTGGAATTACATTTCCATCGCTTTTAACTAAAGTTCCTTTTTGTAATTTTTCTTTAACATTATCTAACATAGAAGGTTCTTGTTTAAGACCTCCATATAAATTTTTAATATCAATCGAAGGTTGTTGCATACCTAGTTCCCTAGATACTTTAGATTTAGGTAATGGTTCTCCTCCAAAAAATTGGTCTAACAAATCTCCTTGTTGCATGGCTTTTGCTTGTTTACCTAAAGCAGCTACATCATACTTTGTTCCTAATTTTCTTTCACCAAGCATATAAGTTTCTTGTCCATATAAATAATCACTCAAAGAAGCTGTTCCTGTAAATACATCCATTAATGAAGACTTAGGACCTCTAACCATTTTAACTCCACCAGCTTCTCTAACCCCCTCTGGTAAAGATTGTTCAAAATCCATCCTACTATCTTCTAATTCTTGTTTTAAAGCTACTCCTTCTAAATAAGTAGAACCTAACTCTAAAGCAGATGATAACGTTCCAGTTGTTTTTGCTATTTCTGCTTCTCTAAGTCTAAATAAATTAGCTGATTCTTCAGCTCTTTGTAATTGCTCAGTAACTCCAGCAAGTTGTTTAGTAATGTCTCTTTGAGATGCTCCTCTACTTCTTATTGCTGATTTTATTTGTGCAGATGTAGCCATATGATTATATACTTTTACTATTTAATTTAATTAACATATTTATTTTATCCAATGCTAAAAGTCATTACCGCTTTGCATCCTTAGTGCAGATGCTTTCATAGTGGCAGTTGAGCCAGTAGCTGCACTATGACTGTTTGTCCACACTATTCCACTACTTGATGTCCAAGTTAAAGTAGCTGATGCAGTTCCATGTGTGCTTTCTAAATTTTCCTTTATTAAAACTGCAAGCAATTCATCATCAGCAGTGCCAACGGCAGTACACATCCAAAGTTGAGAATTTACATCATCACTATCGTGTTTCCATGTAACAGTTACCAACCAACAAGTTCCAGCAATATTATCATCATCAGCGGCTGATACGATAGGATGAGAATTAAGTCTAGCTACAGAAGCACTTGCTTTATACGTTTGTGCCCTTACTAAATGCGTTGTATCTATTGCTTGAAACTTTGTATGATTACCATTTGCCGTAGTGCTATCACCTGCAATTTGACCATTGTCTGTTAATATTGCAACATTTGGGTCAGATTTATAAAGACTTAAAACTTCAATAGGTGAATGAAGAATAACCCTGTAAGGTTGATTTACTATTATTGAAATAGAACTTGCTCCTCCCCCCATATCTATATTTGCAGTTGCCCTCATAACAATGTTTGATTTATCATTATTATGAGCATCTATTGCACCAATTACGATACCATCTTCACTTGATATTTTTACACCATCATTACCACCCTTAGAAGCCCTGCTAGTAGCTTCAATTAATATTCTATTCTGACAGTTAAGTGCATCTTGAGAATCAGCCTTTATATGTACTCCATCAAAACTTGCTGATGGATTATTTGTATTAAAAATTGAAATAGTTTTTTCTGTGTTAGCTCCAGATGTTTCAATTTTAACATTTCCGACGGAAGTTAAATCAAATGTATCAGAATTATCCCAATCTGTTATTGTTGTATTCCAATCGCAAGTTCTAACTACATCTAATTCATAATCAACACCAGCACTAACATCTAATGTATTTCCACTTGTTAAATTAATATCATTGCTTCCAGTGGTAGTTAAGCTTATAGGATTAGCTCCACTTACAGCAAATGCACCATCAGTAGTGTTTACTGTTACTTGGTCAAGAGTTGTATGTCCATCTACGTCTAAAGCACCTACAGAACCTATATCGTTACCACCTAAACTAAGATTGCCACTCATTGCTCTTGAACCACTTATAAGTAAATATTGTTCATGGTCATCAGAACCTAATCCTATCAAAGAACTATGGTCTGTTAATGTAGATTGAGTTACTGGACTTCTAAGTTGCCCAGATGATGATAATGGTATCCAATCTCCATCTTGTTTTAAATACTGAACAGTTCCAGAACCATGTACTTTTCTAAATGCTATATCACCTTCATTACCAGAACCTGTATCTGGTTTACCATTACCAAAAGTAGGTTGTTTAGACTTCTGATGTATTAATTTTCTTTCTTCTCTATTAAGTGCCATTACTTTACGTTCTTTAATCTATATACAATTGTTATATCATTTATTTCAAAATCAGCAGCAATACCATTTGAACCATCTGCACTTACTTTTAATCTAAAACTATTTATATTATTAAATGTATCAATGGATGCTCCAGGCTTTAGTTCTGCTTTTAACCAATCATCTGTGCCGGGACTACTATTACTAGCTCCAGAAAAATTTAAACATTTTGCAGTTGCGCCTGTTGCTGTAGTAGAACCATCTGAAGAAATTAAACAAAAATTATTTGATGGAGATAATCCATTTACACCATACTTTACTTCAACTTTTCTTGCATCTCCTTTATATGATAAATATACTTTATGTATTTTTTTCCTTACAGAAGGTTGCCCAAAATCAATATCTTTTGTTTCATAAACAAAGTTTGCTGAATCTGCAGGGTCTGGATTCCAAGTTGCTATTGATGAAGCATCGTTTGTAATGTATATTAAATCTTCATCTCCATCTAATGCAAAATTAGTCATATTTGTATTATCTGAATTATTAGAAACTCTCTGTATTATTATTCTACCACTTCCTTTTGTCCAAGCTCTTAAAACAAAATCATATATAAAAATATCTTTATTACGGTTTTTTATTAACAAATGTCTTTTTTTAGGAACATATCCTATATGAGCTTCTGACATATCTGTATCATCTGGGCTTCCATCTTCTCCATCTGTTATAAATGCTTTCCAAGTTGTATCATCAATCAATCTTATTCCATCTTTTTCTAAAAAGTTTGAAACATTCTTACCATCAAAGAAATACACACCGAATATATTAAACCATGCTATTCCATAATCTGTTTTTGTTACATGATAATCAAATACGCAACCTTTATTTCTATATACATCTTCTAAAAAGTCTACATTCTCAGAAACATTTATTACATAAAGACTTTTTTGTTTGAATTGTAATATTCTATCTGCAAACGCCTCTAATTTAACAATACTCTCACCATCTCTTATTGCTACATCAACCACTCCCATACCAGAAGGAAAAGTATCAAATCTATTAACTCTACTTTTTATCATCCTATCTGAATGTATTACTCCATCTTTTTTTACATTACCTATATATACTCTTCTACCATGAACAACTGCTGTTTTATATTTAGCATCTAAACTTTTTACCTCAGTGCTAAAACCATTAATTGTTTTAAATGTATCTATTGTATTTGCAGAGTCTGGACTTATTTTTTTTACCAATGATGATTTTGCTAATTGCGCAGAAGGATGACTACTATTTACCATTTCATAACTTAACGCATCAGAATCTGGAAAAAACTTAAATCCATTTTCTATGAAATCTAATTCTCCTATTAAAAAATAATTGTCATCTCCATCTACTTTATAATACAATCTAGACCCAACAATTCTTTTATCAATATCATAAATATGATAATGAGGCCCAGAACTATCATTTGTTCCAGTGAAACTTATACTTGTTCCAGCTATTGCATTAGCATATGTGGTAGAAATTCTAAAAGTATCAGTTTCTAAATTTTCACTAGAAACAAAAAATATATCAGTATTTTTATTTGTCCATACTGCATTTGATATATCAGAAAACGTAATAGCAGTTCCAGCCAAAAGACCATGACCTACACTATCTATTCGATTATTAGAAACATTTGTTGTACATGATGTGAGATTGTAAGGAACAACATATGCATCAAAATTAAATAATATAGGAGCTCCAACTATATTCAATTTATTAAAATCATAAAAAGAACTAGTACCTTGAATACTTGCAAATTTAAAAGGTAGTGATTCTTGTTTTGATTCATCGTATAAATAAGTATAATGAAAATTATATAAACCTGGCTGAAATCCTTGCAATTGTGGATTTTTTACTTTTATTGGCATATGATAATAAATATCTGGAGCATCGTTTGATGAGTTACCATCTTCTTGATAAGCAAATATTGTAATTTTATCATATGTTTCATTAAAATCAGCATTGTTAGCTATAAGGTGTACATTAGTTTTTGAACAAACTAGAATATTTGTTGAAAATTCAATTAAGTCATCTTTGTTAAAACGCCATTGTATATCACTCCCAGTACCTATTGTGCTAGAATAAATAGAAAGTAATATGTATGAAAGTTTATTTAATTCAACAGTTGATATATTAACACCAAAAGCTAAAGAACTATCATCTGTAATTTGAAATTCTAATTCAGTACCAGAATCAGTATTATCTAATTTCAATCTATGAAATGTGCTAGTTGCACTTCCTTGCATTAATAATACATTATTACCTAATACTGGATATATTACACTTTCGGCTGGTTCACTAAGTGTTCCTTGAAATGGGCTATCAGACCCTCTTTCCCAATCAGTTTGAGTATTTTGAAAAACTTCATTATGTTGAAATCCAACTCTTAAATTAACAGAAGAAGCTTCGACTACTTCCCTATCTCCACTTCCGTCTGCAATGTTTCCATCGTACTCAGAATTACTTGAATTAATAGTATCTCCATCAGAACCTACTTGGGGGTCAGATATTAGACATTTACCATTTGTTGGAGATTTTATATTTTGAGTAGAATCAATCCAATCATTAATATTTCCAGAATCAGCAAGTAATCCATTAAATTTTCTATCAGATATATATCCATACCATCTGCCATCGTTTTGAGTTAATCCACCATCGCCAACTCTAAGTATTCCATCAGCGGAATAAAAGACAGGGTGATTAGTATTTAATGTTATTTCATTAGTTGACCATCCTCCAGAATCATTTATATCAAAACTATTTCCACCATTATCATATGCAATAATTAAAGATTCATTAGATTCAGCATTATCACTTACTTTTCTATCTGCATCTAATATAAATAATCCACGATTAGGAAGTATTTGTAATGTATTACTTGTAGTAGTAGTAGATGAAGTTCCTAAAACTTTTAACTTACCTAAAGAATCAATAGCTACATCTAATAAATCTGGAGATTGATTATCACCTATGTCTCTAGGGTCTGCGTTAGTATTCAATCCACCATGAAACCCTTCTATATTAAGAGTTTGTTTAGGCATTAGATTGGTCGTATTCTATGTCTTCTATGATGAGGTTTTGAGCATGCTCTGGTAATTCACATATAGAACAAGTATCTTCAGTAAAGTCTATTTCAGAGTTTGCATCATGGTCAAATACATCAAGTCTAAGACCACCTTCAGAACCTGCAATGGCTCCTCCATTTCTTATTGCTATTTCCGATTCGGAATCCCTCTGTAAGGAATCAATCGGTTGAGAATTTCTTTCCTTTTCTTGCATCCTCCACACTCCTTTATATAACCTCGACTAACAGTTTTGATTGCCCTACTAACAGTATCCCCAAAACCCACATCGTTAGAAAATAGGTCTATGTTTATTTTTTTACCCATTGATAGAAAAAGGTGAATTAATATCCACCCATTCCTCTAGCAGGTTTCATCTTAGCTTTCTTCTTCATCTTACCCATCTTTTTGCCACCATAGCTAAGACATTCATCCATTGTCTTGTACTTTTTTCCTGGCCCTACCATTGTTTTGCATTTCATTGGACTTGGCATTACATGCCTCCTTTCATTGATTTGTTAATTGCTGCTGACCTTTTACTTTCATAACTAGATACTTTTTTATCTTTGTTAAGGTCTGCCTTTTTAGTTACGCACTTTTTTAACCTAGTGTCGTAAATCTTTCCTGTTGGACATTTTTTCATTTTCATATTGTAACTCCTTCTCATACCACCAGTTTTTAATTTTGTTGCACCACCCCTTCCTGTGTCTGGAGCTGCTACATCTGATAATCCAAATACGTCTGCCATTACTTCCAACTTATCCTTTTGCTACTTGTTTTCTTTTTCATAGCTGAAGTGCATTGTGCCATTGTTGGTCTACAAGCTGGGTATCCTTTTCTCTTCTCACCTTTACGTCTCCCACAGGGCTTTCCTGTTTTGCAATCAACCCAACCTTTTCCTTGATTCCTTGAAAACCATTTTCGTAAACCATCTTTTGCCATTACTTCTTTTTCTTTTTACTTGAGTTGCCCCAATTAGCAGCTCCTACTTTACGACACTTAACTAATGCTCCAGAAGCGTAAGCTGAAGGCCATACTTTGTATCTTGCTTTTACTTTGTAATAACACGCATCTTTTTTAGCCATAATAACCTCTTTTTCTTGTGTTATTTTTTTTACGACCACCTTTCTTCCATAACTCAGTACAAGCTAAATGCTTAGCTGTTCCTGGCTTTGCCTCTGCACAATTATGCCTAGCTTTAAAATTCTTTCTAGCACTTTCAGAATAATTATGACCATAAGAAGTATGACCAGCGTGGACTAACTTTTTTTTACCATCTATGCAGTACAATTTCATTATTTTTTTACCTTGCCTTGTACTTCTTTTAACCTGCCCACATTTCATTTTTGATTTAGGACTAGACATTACATTCCCTTTGGTTTAGTAGAAAGAGTTCCCTTCTTCATCCTGTTTAATCTATATTTAGTAAACTCTTCTGGAGACATAGAAGCCTCTTTAGATTGTTTTTTCTTTTTTACTTTATCAATGCATTTATCTGCTTTTGGGTCGTAAGACTTTCCTTGAAGTCTACATTTAGCTGATGATAACATTTTCTTTATAGCCATATTATAATCCCATTCTTACTAAAACTTTTTCAAGTTTATCTCTTAGTTCTTCTAACTCTCCATAAATGAACTCAATATGTTTTTCAGTTACGGAAGGTTGTTTCTTTGCTTGTTTCTTAGCTGCTGGCATTATATACCAATTTTCTTTAGTAATACACTTTTAATTACTTTCCAAAGTGCCTCAAGTATCTTTTGCTCTGTTGCTTCTGAAATGATAGGTATGTCTACTGCTTTGTTTATTTCAGCAATTACCTCTGCGCCATTTTCATCTGACAATAAGTCATCTGCTATTAGTTTAGCTAACATACTAACTCTCCTTTATCTTTTTTGTTTTTAAGTATAAATAGTAAATCTGTATTGCAAACATTATACACATAAGTACACCAGACAATAAATCGGTCCAATAAACAACTCCTAAACTTGTGCTTAATCCAGTTACTTTTAAACTATCCATATTTTTTCATTTTTAAAGCAAATGCAGTTTTACAACGCTTTCTGTCTTTATTTGTTTTTGCTTTTTTCATGCAATTTATTAACGATTCAGACTTACTTCTTTTGCTTTCTTTTTTTCTTTCTAATTCTCTAGATTTTTGTTCTTTTTTAAAAGATGCATATTGTTTTCTCATTTTAGGAGTCAATGCTTTCATTTGTTTTCCAGCTTTATAAAGCTCTTCATAATTTGATTCTAATGATTTTGGATTATATTGTTTCTTTTTCATTTAGTTTACACTATCTGCTTGTGATTTAGAACCTTGTCCAGAATTGTAGTATTGTATTGTATCTTGTTGCATTTCATTTTCCATTTGCTTTTTTAATACAATTGAATATAATAAATCAAGATGCTTTAATAAAGAGGTTATCTGAGGCATTTCAACAAGTAGAGGTTTTTCCTCTTCTTCATATTGAGCATTGTATATGTCCATTAACTTATGCATTAGTGCTTCCCATTTATTCTTGATAAACTACCTTCTACTCTACTAATCTGGTTATCTAAATCATTTATTTCTTTAGTAATACCATCAAATTTTCTATCAAGTTTATCATCAGACTTGTTCCATCTATCTATCAATTTTACTATCATACCTTCCATATTTTCTAATGTTTCACTTTGACCTTTGTTTTCTACTTTTAAACTTTCTAATGTTTCTTGTTGTTTTGCAGATTTATTAGAAAGAGATACGACTAAATATACAAACATAGCACCGACAACTCCTATCATTCCCGCTTCGCCATATATTTCCATAAAATCCATACTACTTCCGTTTTTTCCTACCCCAACTAAATGGATTGAGATTTAATTCTTTTTCGTAAAATGCTACTTTCTGTGCTAATTCTTCTCTTTCTGCTTTTTCTTCAACAATATGTTTACTAAGTAAATTTTCAATTTGGTCATCCGCTGTTGCCACTTTGTTTTCCAATGCCTTAATCCTACCTTCAATCTGTAAGTAGCCATATACCAACCCTGCCACCAGTACAAGTCCTTGAGCCAACCACTTGAGATTAATACTAACAATGGCATTATCATCAAGAATGGTAGTCCTATAACTTCTGGCCGTATTAGGTTTTCCACTCATTTCACCTCAACGTATTCCCATTCATCATGCAAGTGACACCAATTTTCACCATTGTATATTTTATTTGCATACCAATGTTCGACACTATCATGTGCTATTATTTCTATGAACACTGTGTTTTTTATCGTGTCTTGAGGAGTTAACTGAATCCCCCCTACGCTCCAACCTTGACTGCACCCTGTTAGATTTATAACGAACAGGAAGGTCATAACTCGTATCAACAACTTCAAATCCTCCATTCTTTAACTTTTTTATTGTTTTATTCATAATGTTTTAATTACACAATTTTCTAATTTATGTTTACCTATAATCATCCTACCAGTTCCACCACCATGTCTAGAATCACATTCATCTACATATGATTGTTCGATAGTTGCCCAACTATCACTGCGTTTAATTATCTCACCATCTAATACTAAAAAGTATTTATATCTGGAAGGATAAGACAGGGTCTCCGTCGTACCATCTGAATATTTTTTCGTTCTGACAGCGCCGGGAGTTGTATTCCTGTAAAGGCGCAAATAATGACCCTGTGAACTTTTCCTTATAAGCATTAGTCTTCTTTAACCTGTTCTTCAGATTCTAATGATTCTTTTAACATTCTAACAAATGCATCGTGACCTACTCTAAGTTGGTCTGCAATAAAACCATTAGATGCTTGTTTGTTTTGTATGTCGTTTATATGATTTACCATCATTTTCTGTTCATCAGTTAAGTCCTCAATGATATACTTTTTACCATCAAGATTAATAACTGGCTTTTCTTTTTCTTTTTTAGCCATTATTGACTCCTTGTTTAGTTAACAATTACAATTTTTGCAGTCACAGCATTTACACATTTTATTCTCCAGATTCTTCTGGTTTAGGTTTGCTGTCCTCATATGCTTTCTTAACTGCATCTGTCCATAGTGCATTTGCCAATGCCTTTAATTCATCTGATTCAGCACTTACATCTGCATCTGGCATGAATGCCTTCCTATGGTATGAGAATGATATTTCTACACCATCTTCTAAGATTGACGTTTTACATCTTTCTTGAATACATTTGTATTCTCCACGAACCTCATAATCGTATGTTTGTTTCTTTTCTAAAGCCATTTTTAACTCCTATTTTCCATTCCAAGAATCCACTCGGAATAATTATGCAGTTCGATAAGAACCACCTATTAAAATTGAATTTTCATTTGAACCATTTAATGTTGAATTTTGGTCAAGAGAAGTATCGCCATCATTAGCATCAGCCCTTTTATATAATGATATATAATTAACACCATTAACTATTCTAGCACTAATGGGATTATTGTCGGATGCAAAGCCAAAAGCACTCACAGAAACAGCAGTTACCACATTAGTTGTGCTATCTGAAGTAAACGGCAGACCAGAAATTCTTAAATCGCCTGAACCACTACTATTGGAATAAGCATCTGTTCGCACAAAACATTGAAAATGAACAACATTACCTACCTTAGTATATCGCCCTATCTGTCTATCGTGAGTCCATGAAGCATCACCGACACTAGAAAGTGTATAAGCTGGTGTCCAAGTGCCTTCTTCGTAATCATCTAAAGCGTTTGCATTGCCGTTTGCAACTTGTGTTGCTGGAAACCTTATTGCACTTGCATATAGTTGAGCTTCCCCATCAGAAGCACAAAGAACACTAGTTACATTTGAATCTCCAAGAACAACAGAGTTATCTCCTGCACCTATTGCACTGCTACCAATTACTGTTTGATTTTGAGCGTCTGCACCACTTGGGTCAGCTCCATGACCTATAACTACACAATTATCGCCTGTGGTGATAACATCACCAGCATTTGTTCCCATAGCAACGTTGTAATTCCCATTACTCAAACTTTTTAACGCTTGATAACCAACACCAATGTTTTGGCTGGGAACGTTAAGTGTGGTAGCTAAACCAGCTTGATAACCAATCATGATATTCTTTGATGGAGCTTGAGGGTTTTTTAAAGCTTCAACTCCTATGGCTATATTGTATTGTCCAGTCAAATTATCAGTGAGTGCATATGCTCCTACGGCAGTGTTATCATCACCCTCCGTTAAGGCTTCTAAACTATGACTACCTACGGCTGTATTATTTAAAGAACCATTCATAGCACCACCCATTGAATTAGCTCCAATTCCAGTGTTATGACTACAAGCTCCAGTAGTCCAATCACCACCACCAGAATTACGACCCATAAATGTGTTATATGTATTAGCTAAACTAGCATCTTGACTCATAGAATTGTGACCAACGGCAGTATTATAATCACCTGTCGTAGTTTCCATTAAACTTTGATAGCCAATTGCTACATTTTCTTGACCGCTCGTAAGAGCAGTTGCAGACCTACGACCTATAGCTACTAATCCATTTACATCTGTACTATTTACCGCAGTTCCAGAATCACGACCTATTAAAACCACGTTATGAGACTCAGTTAAGGTGTCTCCAGAATATGAGCCTATACAAATGTTTGAATCACCAGTAGTCAAATCATTCAGAGCATTGTAACCTATTCCTATATTATGGTCTGCATCATCTGTCTGAGTTCCACTGCCACCAGCTAACTCACCGACGAATACGTTGTAGTCCCCAGCTCCATCAGAGTCTCCAGCATTTTTGCCAAATATAGTATTGCTTGTACCACTATCATTATTACTGAGTGAGATTCTGGAGTTGCCATCTAGTTTGAAGTTTAAAACTCTTGAGCCACTAGCAACTGTTTTAAAGGTCATAAAAGTATTTCGACTAGTACTTACTGTACCCCAACCAGTTAACCCGACTCCAATTGAACCAACGTCTGAAGAACTTGTGCCATCAAAATACTTTTGAAATGAGATAATCATTTCTGTGTCTGCTGTTGTGTCCGTATCTGCATCTAACATCCGAATAAACTTTGTCTCTCCACCATCGGTAGCATCCTTAATAATGTCAAGTATATTACTTGGTACACCACCTATACCAACGTTACCGCTTGAATCAATAATTAAATCATCGTTAGTTGCAATAGCTGAATTTCGAGACACTTTAAACTCATTTGTACTTGCATCAACTCCTATACTTACTTCTGCATCTGTTTCATCATTGAATGTAATTTGAGGGTCTCCACCACTTGAATGAATGTTAACAATTCCTGTCGAACCAACATTTCTTTGAAATCTCGCCATTGCAGTACCACCGCCACCACCTTGCACCAATAATCCAATTGCAGATGCACTTTCACTTAAATGTAATTTTTGAGTTGGACTTGTGGTTCCGATGCCGACTTTACCATCATGCGTAATTACCAACCTTTCAAGATTTCCATCTGCTGAACTTTGTGTTAAAAATTTCAATGTCATTTGGTCATTAGCACCATCTCTCCAAGCTTGAATAGCACCCACACTATCAGTATCATTAAAAAATGAAATATCAGCTAATCTTGCATCCGAAGTTGCTACAGCTGTAAATCGTAATCCGACATCACTTGATGTTTTACTAATGTGAAAGTTTGTACCAGGACTAGCAGTGCCTATGCCTACATTTCCATCACCTCTGACTACAAAATCAACATTACCATCACTATCAAGTGAACGAATTTGGTATTGACCTGTACTACCACTACCAGCTTTAATTCTTAGACCATTCTGGTCAGTTTTTTCGACATTTAACGAGTAAGTTGAAGTAGGCGAAGCATTTATACCTACATCACCAGAAAACGTAGCATTGCCAGACGATGAAATAGACAAATCGTCATTCCTATCTCCTGTTCCAATGTTAATAGACCCACTATCAGCCCTGTTTTCAATATAAGCATTGTTACCACTTTTTTGAATCAAAAAGCCTTCACCTTCAGAGGTAGAGTTATCTACATCAAATAAATAAAGTCTTGCAGCGTCACCACTTAAACCAGTCACATTTAATTGATTGTTTACAAGTACTTTTGAATTAGTTGTATCAACTGTGAATATGTCACCAGCATCACCATTCTTGCGTACCAGTAAGGCTTCTGTGGAGTCTACATCTATTACTTGTGTACCTTCAATTATTTCATCAAAAGCCTGAAGGCCTGCACCGCTAACGGTCAAGTCTCCACTTATGGTAACGTCCCCCGAAATAGAACCTCCAGATAATGCTACGTTCAGACTATTATCAGACGTACTGAATACTGCATTTAAAGTTTCTTTTGTTGTTGAGGAGTTTATTCCTATAGCGTTACCAGAGGAATCGGTAAACACTTTATTCAACACTTCTTGTGTTGTGTATTTTCTTAAGTTATCAGCCATAACTTATCCTATATAATATCCGCCACCACCGCCATAAAGGCATTATTAATCATCTTACTGCGTAAGGAGACATCGGAAACATCATTGAGATAACTCTTTTATTGCTTTCGTTGTCTGCTAATTTACCATAAAATTCTTTCATAAAATATTCTTTTTTATCTATCTCACCTCTTTGTTCCGAAACCATTGCTTTGACATAATCAACTACTGCAAGACTTAGCATTTTATTTAAATTAATATGAGAAGATGTAGAAGGAGATGAGTCTTCTTTAGGTATTTGAGTAATTGTTACTCTTTCACCAGAAGCTTCAGTAATTATATTTTCATTTACTACCATATTTACATCATTTGTTCCACTAAAAGTTGATATAGTAAAATCTCCATCATTACTAGATGAACCTTTTATTCTAATTTTATCACCTACTTCAAACCCACTTGTTGTTGTCCAAAAGTTTCCAGTAGTCGTAGTTATAGCAGTTCCACCAAAACTTATATTAGTTCCACTTGCATAAGCAGTTGTTGTTTCTAATGATTCAGATACAAAAGGTTCACTAAGTCTTGTATATTCTATTCTTAATCCATTTGCAATATCTTCATCTGGATATACTAGTTCATTATCAAATGCTTGTAATACACCAGTTTGTGTAATCCTATCAGCATTTCTGCTACCCATTAGTTTGTATAATAAGAGTTCTCTTCCTCTTAGAAAATAATAATATTCTTTATCTACATATACACTCATGGTGCTTTATCCTCAAGTAAGTAATGAGGTTGAGAAGTTATTCTTTTAATCTTTTTATATTTATCATCACTTGTATCTAAAATACTTACATTATTTATTGCAATGAGGTCCGATGGTGTTTGATATACATTATCATCAGCTGCTATTGATTTTATGATGTCTTGTTTGTTTACTTCTACTTTCTCTTTTGTATTACTTTGTATTAAATGTATTGCATCTTTTATGTATGCGATAGCAAGGGTTTCTTCTCTCATCCCTGTTCGTTCCATCAATTCTAATACTGTCATTATCTTGCTCCTTGCATTGCCATAGCCGTAGCTAATGTTTTAGGGTGATTTTCTATATAAGATTTTATTTCAGCTAATGCTAAATTATAGTGTTGTTGAGACATTTGACCGTAATGAGTTTTTTCTCCTAATTGAGCTTGTATTGTTTGAACCCTTGCCATCAACATTTCACTATCTTCTTCAGTTACTATCCAATGTTCTGTTCCGCCTGTCCCAGATTCTCCACTAAAATTTCCTTGATGTGTAGAATCCATCATTAACTTTGCAAACTCTTTAAAACAAGCATAGTTAATTACTACATTTCTTAAATCAGAATCATCATCTATTTTTGTATGGTCTATATATAATGCTTTTGCTGTTTGAGAATTAGTAGGAGTAGGTTTTACAATTATTACAGAACCTTTATCCGTAACTGCATTATCAAAATAGTATTTAGGAAAAGTAGACGTAGGTAATTTTAAACTACCAGAACTTGCTTCTATAAATGCAGAATCTTCTCTTGATACTTCTTGCGCACTAAATCCATTTCTAGACACACTTAGTATAGAATCAGTAGCAATTGGAACTACAATATTTCCACTTGCATTTCCACCATCTGTACTTGGGTCTGTAAAAGAAGAAGCCCATTCTAATAAATTTTTAGGAACATTAGCTACTACGAATTTCTGCGCAGAAACTATGAAATCATTATCTGCATCAGCTACACCAGTAATGCCTTCTATTTCTAATTCAATTTTTGTTGTTGCCATTTTTTACCTTATATATAGGGGACCGAAGCCCCCCATATATTCTTATTTACTATTAAGCGTTAGCAGAAGCTGTACCAACTGCCCAACCATCTTGGTCGTTAGTAACACCTTCAACCCACCATTTACCTTCACAAGAGACAATGTGAATTTTATCTCCAGCTGCTCCTGCAGAAGCGGCTAAAGTTAATTGGTCATGTGAGCTTCCGTTGAAATCAATTCCAACATCATTAGTACCTTCAACACTAACAATACTTCCAACAAAGAAATCAACACCATCTCTAGCGTCAATATCAAAGTCACCAGTTCCGTTAGCAGCTGCTAATAAAAATGTAAACTCAAGACCATCTTGTCCTTTTATATGTGGTAAACTGCAAGCTGCAGCTCCATTAGTTCCTCCAGAAATATGCACAACTGAACCACTATCACTAGCAGAAAGAGAAACAGCTGCTCCTCCTGTGCATTTTACTACTGAACCAACTTTTCTTTCAAGCTGTCCGCCATCTTTATTTTGTCCGTATAAAGGGATTCCCATGATTTACCTCCTATTTCCAGACCGCATGGGCTTCTGGCATACGCCATTCCATACCGGCCTCAGTTTGAATTAAATCAACCCTACGGTCAACACCACTATTCTCAAGAGTCTGAACTCCAACGTATACTGCAGTATCACGATTCAATCCGTTACCAACTAATGGTCGGTATGCACATTGAGTCATGTTAATTGCAAGTATCTTAATACCAGTTGAATCTAGGTGAATGTTACGAACAAGATTCATAGCTCCATAAGGAGTCATAACTTGTGTAACATCTAAACCGTAGACATTCTTCTTTCCAGCCATACTGAAGTCCGCACGACCAAGAGAATTAGTTCCATCACTAACTTTAGAAACGTTAGCTGAAAAGTAACCACTCAACTTGTGCATCCAATTGTATGTATCAGTAGAACACATAAACAATGTTGCACTTGCATTATTGTATCTTGGGTCAAGAAAGTTGCTCATATCATCAAGAAAATCATCTTGAGACTTTGAACCAGTTCCACCAATTCCAGAACCATCAAAAATGTTTCCGTAACTAGTAATGAAACTAACTGCACCTTCTGTATACTGAGCTCCAGAACTATCAGTTCCTTGAGCACCAAACAACAATGCTGTTTCAATGTCGTACTTATGTTCAATTAACTTTGTTCTCCAGATTCTAGCAAATTCGTTAGGTTCATACTTAAGAACAGTTGCTCTTGTAGTATTATCCATCGCCATTGCAGTTTTGAAGATTTGAGTTAATCCAACAGCACTTGAGAAAGGTTGGTCTTTCCAAGACTCTGGGTATCCAGAACCTTGAGAATGAGCAGAACCTACAACGTAACATCTTTTCTTTTCAAGATACAATGCTATTGACTCTGAAGAAACATCTACACCATCAAGAGCATTATTGTAAGCTGAATAAGATGTTAGTTCAATATCAGCTCCTGCTGAACCTTTACTAACTACTTCTGTTTTAAGTACAACTGCATTAGATACAGAATCACTATCTACTGATAATATTTTAACAATAAGATAGTCGTCTGGAGTAGTTGCCACATCAGTTGTTCCACCTGTATCATCCCAACTACCAGCTGCTTCAGAATCATTAAAATTGCTAGAACCAGCAATAATATAAGGAATCTTCACAATTGAATTTGGAAGAAAGAATGTAGGTTGAGAACCTGCAGAGCCTGGTAAAACATCATAACTACTATTTCCATAGATATTTTGAATATTACCTGCTGATTTATAATCACCAATCATACAAAAGTAATATATATCACCAGCGTCTACATTTCCATGAGTCACAGTTGCATCTGTTCCAGCTAAGCTAGAAGGAGCAGATGTTCCATGATTTGATACATAAGCGTATCGTTTGTGATACGAACCCCTTCGTTCAGTAAATTTAAACTCTGGGTCATCCGTAGGTTTTTTAGCGACTTGTGATACAAATCTAAAGAAAGGGTCTTGAGCTATTGAAAGTTCAGAAATCCTATCCCCAAAATTATATCTACGTCTGAGGTCGCCTGTACTAGGTAACTCACCATAACCATTACTTCTGGCATCTGGGGAAGCCCCTAGTTCTTCCATGCCGAATACATCAGCCATTTTTACACCTCTTTATTTTGAGTTAATGGCTGTCAATATATTATTTTATATACTGAAAGCCTTTTCTAGTTCACTTCCAGAACCCAAAATAGTATCAAAGACTTTATCATCGGAGGATTTCTCAACTGCTACACTACCTTGCGTTGCAAGTGTAGTAGGTTGTTGTTGAACTTCTCTCATCTTATTGTGGATTTCTTGTCGAGCATTATTAGCTATTTGTTCATCTCGATTCTTACGATTCATTAAAAAGTATATATCCTCTAACTCAAGAGATTTAGATTGTGCATAATCAACAAATTGTTTCCACTGTTCATCTGTCATATTCATCTTTTGTTTGAACTGGGCTTCTCTTGCTAACTTTGCATTTTCATTCTTTTGAGTTTTCAAAGCATTACCTAGTCTACGTTGGACTATTCCGTCTATCGTAGCTCCAAGCACTTTTGCAGAATCAGAATCGGGTTTACCAAAAGCCTCTTCAGCGTCAAATACAAAATCCTCATCTAGATTAAGTTTTTGATTTAATGTTTCTGGGGTCTGGCCTCCACCCTCAAAATAATTTCTCACATGATTAATTAAATTGGGGTCTTCTCGCATAGCATCTAGTATAGGCATATAAGGTTCAATTTCCTTTAGTTTACCATTTAACCTTTTAGCTTCTCTACTAGAATCGCTATACCTTTTTTGTAAAGTATCCAAATTATTATCTGGAACTTCATTCTGAACTTCTACATTAGGGCTCGACTGCGTGTTACCGCTTTGTACCGAGGTTGTTTGTGAAGGTTCTAATATGCCGCCATTGACTTGATTGTCTAAAGACTCAAAAAAGTCTTCACTATTCATACCCATGACTGCATCTTGTACGTTTGTACTTTCGGGGGCCTCTGTGGCGTTACCTACTTGTTCTGACATACTATCTCCTATTTTAAGATTATTTTAATTTAGCAAATATAAAAATAAAAATGCAAGAGTTATGATTGCTCATTCTCATTTACATTTTTCTTTACAGAATCCATATCTACCATTAATTGTTCTTTCATTTTTTGAAACTCAACTTTTAACATACCTCTTAGTAGTTTTTGTTGTGCTTCTGTTTCTAGAACATCTTTTCGTATCTCGTTATTCGCATCTCCAACTTTCATTTTAATACCTGCTTGTACTAATTGACGTTGAAGTGTTTCTATCGTACCATCTCTTTCTTTTACCATTTCTTGCATTGAGTTTAATTGTGATTGCGCTTGTGCAACCATTGATTTTCTTTCAATAATCTTTTCTTTATTTCGTATATCAGTTTCTGCTAACATAGCAACATCATCTATTAATCCAGATTGAAACCATCTAAAGTATTCTTCTAGTAATGCCCATCTATTTAATGGTAATGTTGCCCCTGCTATAATCCTTACATCGAATCTAGCAGCTGAATAATCTTTATATTTACCGATAGCTTTTCCATAATCATTGTATAGATTTACATTTATTCTTACTTCTTTTTCTTGTGAATCGCCACCTTCTGGCTGTACAATTCTAAATACTTTTTCTATAGTGTAATGTTTTTGAGCCATCATCTTAAATACTCTACCTATATGTTCTAGTGATGGTTCTACAATACTATTCATCCATGCTTTTAATCTTCTAGTACCAAATTCATCGTTTGCAAGTAATCCACGATATGTTTCAGCTTGGTCTTGAGAGAATCCCATCATTGCAGATGGTACACCACTTATATACTCTGCATCACTTTTACCTTGTTGAACAACTGTAAAGAATGCATTATTTATTGGAGCGGGTTGTATTGGTGTAGGAGGTCTAAATCCTTGTCTATATTTTAACAATGCTCCAGGCGCTGATGAATATTTTTCCCATTCTTCTTCTGGTACAGAACCTTCTTCATACATCCATCTAAGATTAGAAGATAGATTTGCATTATGTAACATTATCTGATGAGCTTTGTTTATTTCTTGTTGTTTACCTATTAATGGAGTAACTGCACTCATCGGATATGGAGTTCCTGTATATAAATATGGAATAGGAATAATAGGATATTCACTAATAGGTATTGTTTGCTCGAATAAAAATGTATCATCTCCTACACTACAAGTTTTTACAATTCTATTTTCATAAAACTCTATAGAATCCACTATATTTTTTGAAAAGTTTTTATCTTGTTGAAACTCTAAGAATTGTTTTTCAGACATAACCTGTTCTTTAACAATGGTAGCTTCATCTCTAGCCATAGATATAAGTTCCATTTCTCTTTCTTGAATAGATGTAATACCCATTTTTTGAGAGTTCTCTATTAACAACTTACCTCTTTCTGGTATAATCTCACCTTCTTGAACTTGTCGTTCTATTTGTAATTGTTTTTCTATTAATTGAACTTCTACTTCTTGCTTAAAATTTTCTAATTCCTCTTGGACCTGTTCTTTTAACATTAACAATTGAGATTCAGTAGGTTCTATTTTAATATATACATTTCGATACTTGAATTTCTTTTTTGCATATGTTTCATAGTATGGAATAATATCATCATCTTCGCCTTCTGTATTTATACCAAACGATAAATCTTCAGGTTGAGTTGTGTCTGTAAAATTTAAATCTCTTTGAGAGTATGATACTACATCCGTCCCTCTTGTAACCTTTTTTATCTTTGCTTGATACTCTGGTAACATATTTATTAATCTAGAACGAGCTATGTTTTTTCTTATTTGTATAAAATTAGCATCTCTAAATAAAAAATCTCTACTGGCAGGGTCTACAAATACATCATATGGGTCTATTCTACTAAACTGCACTTCTCCCATTCCCCTATCTGCATCTTTATCTATATCTACAAGAAAGTATCCCAATCCTTTTGTTAGTGAATCTAGTATTACTTGACTGTATAAAGACTTACCATTTGATAAATACCAACAGTAATCAGCTATATCTGAATGAACTTGTGCAATATCAGCATCATCTCCAGTTACTCCAACTGCTTTCCATTTAGGATTATTAGATGTTGCAAAGTATTTCATTATCTCTATAATAGGAGTTATCCTATTTATAGTAAATGAGGGCATACCAGATTCTTCTAATGCATGAAGTTCATCTTTAGTCAATTGTTCATTTAAATAGAAATCAAATCCTTTTTGACTACTGGATTGCCACCTCATTCTATTAGTATTATTTGCTTTATCCCATATCTGTTTATTTACTTGAGCTTTTGATTTTTTTGTAACTCTAGCCATTATACTTCCATTGTCCTTCTATACCAACCATATAAAAACTTTTCCTGTTCTGGTTTTTTATTTACCAAATCATAATAATATTTCAATCTATAACACCTAACTCTATTTGAAGATGGTGTATATTTTTTTAATGCTCTTTTACTTGCAGGTCCAAAACCACCATCTACAACTAACTTTCCACCTCTATTATTGATTGCTCTTTGTAGAACTTTTACAGCAGTTTTTCTTCCTTGATTAACACACATATCAAAAAATATATGTCTTAGTTCTTTTGGAAGTTCTTCTACTTTATTTTTATCCCAATAATCTTCTTTATATATTTCTGTGGCGTACTCAACAGTAAGATTTTTTATATCTAAGTCTGGGTAAAATCTTTTTGTAATACCCATATTTGTTTCTCCACCTAAATCTTTTGGGTCATTAACATATCCACCTTCGTGCTTTAAAGTAACTTTGATTATATCCTTAAATTCTGTTAATGAACTCATACTACAATCCAACTTTATTTTCTTTTTTGTTTTAAACTTCTTAAAATTTCTTTTTCTGGATTTCTTTTTTTATTAGACCTTCTAATTTCCATAGGTTTAGATTTTAATTTAGATAAAATTTCTCCTTTTTTCTTATAATGAGGAGTACATACCTTTGACGCTTCCGAACTACTTAATCCTAATTTTTTTCCTTTAGAAATACATGAAGCTTGATTTGCAACATACTTTATTGGATTTTTCATAAATTTACCCAACGTTCTTAATTTATCTTTGTCTATCTTTGCCATTTAAATTTTCCTTTTATGCAACTAACCAACTTTTTGCTTTTTTCTTACGTTTAAACCAACTTTTTTTATTATCATCTTTTTTCATACTAGGTGGAAAAGAGTGAATTTGTGAGTAATAAAGGCTCTCAATTGTATCATCGTGAGCCATTTTAGGGCCGAAAGTAAGAATTTCGTTAATTAAATCAAACATATTTTTCCTTAAATGCACAGTTCCTGTACTAAAACGTGCCGAAAGTCCAGAATATATGCGATTTCTCTTTTGTGTCCCACCGGGTTTTTCTGGTATAACTGCAATGTCAAACTTATTTAGTCTTCTTCTTTCATCATTCAATGCTTGAAATATACTTCTGTTCATTGCAACGTCTTCAACTGTAGAAGATACACAATTGTATTTTTGATGTAGTTCTAGTATAATATCAACTACTCCTTTCTTACCAAGTATCTCTCCTGTCTCTGGATTCTTAGAACCAATAGTAGGAACACTTCTATGTCTCTCATATTCTAAAACATATAATTCATTGTTTACATCAATAGCTATTACAGTAATAACTGAAAAGTCACTATGCTTTGTATCAATATCTGTAGCGGGGTCACATCCTATAAATGTATTTACTGGTATATCTTTCCCATCTTTTACAATATAATTAATCCCATCTTCATATTTATAGTATCCTTCCCAATATTGTATGTGTTCTCTTCTCCATATCGCATCTTCTTCAGATTGTACTTCCATCATATATTCTTGATAAAACTTTTGAGGTTGTCCAGAATCTGCGTAAAACTTTTTCTTTTCTTTTATTTTAGATAATGGAAAGAATGATTCCCATAATGGTGTATCTCCATCTATAAGAGCTTTATATGTAATAACTTTCCAAGCAAACTTTTTACCATCCTTTGTTGCTTTTGAATAATTATTGATAAGATTGTTAATAAAAGAATCATAGTGAACTGGAGTACCATTTACCCTCAATCTACCAGTGTGAGGTTCAATAGCAGGATATACAACTGCTGTAACTAAGTTTGCATTTTTATCTCTTGCTTCTTTTGTAATCGTATTTGCTTCATGTTCAAAGTCATCCAATACAATAAGGTCATATCTTTTATGTAATTTTGCACCTCCACGAATACCTGCTACATTTGATTTGCTAATTAATTTACATCCATTTGATAATTCTATATCTTCTTCTGTCCACTTTCTGCCTTTCATAGGTCCAAAGTAATATTTAATCATATCGTTAAACTCAAGATGGTGTTTAATATAATCCATATTACCCACACTAAGTTTCTGAGTAGCGGATACCCATGCATAAAATAGAAAGTTTTCCTTTGTAGCAAATACAAAGTCTTTTATAATAGATGCTTTTGTAAGAACTGTTTTACCATGACCTCTAGGAACAATGACAGCAGTTTGTTTTATATTTTTATCATCAATAGCATCTGATATTTCATAATGAAAGAATGGAGTTTCTGACCGCATAAAGTCATCTGGAAGAAATAACTTACCAAATGATATAAGGTCTTTATATGCTAATTGTAATGTTTCTTCAGCTTTACTTATGTTCTGACTGTTTATATTTGCCATCTAAATATTTATTAAACTTTTTTTCAAGTTTTTGCATATCAATAAAATCATTAAATAATGTTTCTGTTATTCTAAGTCTTTCTGTAACAAATTGCAATTGACTATATATACTTTGAATAGAACGTCTCATATCATGTTTTGTTATTGAGTTTTTCTTTTTCATGTCTCTCCCATTTTTTCTGGAATTTCTAACATATCTATAATTTTTTGTATTCTTAATATATTGTAATATGTTTTAGATGTCATATTATATAAAATATACTCACTTCTTATTTTGTTATTTAATTTTTTTAATAGTTTAATTGCTTCGTCTAATTCTAAATCATCTGGAATATTATTTAGTTGATTCATATTCTTTCCTTAAATATTTTAAATATTCAGCTCCTTTTTCTGGATTAAATATTGTAGTTATTAATCTACTATCATCGTCATCATATCTAGGGTCTATAATTGTAACAGGACAATTAAATATATTTTTATCGTCTAATCCTAATTTATCTGCATAACTATCCATAATCTTAAAACTTGCAACTTGCAATGCATGACTAATTGTTCCATTTGCTGGATTTTTAACTACTTGGTATCCAGAAACATGAGTGTGTCCACAAGTAAGAATATTGTCTGCCCAACCTGTCTGAGCAGCTCTTGCAACTCCATGAGCAGTATTCCAAATACTGTTGCCTTTAAATGTATGCCTAGCATTGATAGTTATTGTTTTTCCGTTTGGAAATTTTAATTGCATTCTAGCTCCCCACTTTTCATAAAGTCCTTTGTGGTCTCTCATAATAAAATCTAATGGGTCTCCATCACCAGACCATACATCGTGATTACCTGCTACTAGATATAACCAATCAAGTTTATTAACAAAGTATTCTGTAAGTCTCCAAGATTCTTTTGCAGATGTAGATTGTTGTCCATATAAATATGATAATCTTCCTATCCAATTGTTTTGTATATCGCCAAGATTACCAGCAAACATTCCTTTTGTATTATTTATAATACTCATATAATGAAGTATCTGGGATATATCAGTGCCATCATCATCTACATGAGGGTCTCCGAAATGTGCAATACCTATGGGACCATCTACATTTATATCAATACCAACTAGTTTTTTACTCTTTTTAGATATTGCTTTTTGTTTGTATTGTTTTTTTCTATGTTCAATTAACTCGTCTATTGGTATGTGGTCGGGGTCAACGTCATGTACTTTAAATTCATTTTCTTCTATAATAGTAGGAGCTACTGTTTTTCTACCGCAAGCAGTGCATTTCCATTGTTGTTTTTTATGACTTGCTCTATAAAGAAATCCACTTTTATGTATAGACCTTGAACCACAATGAGGACATCCTATAATATTGCCATCCGCATCTTTTCTTATATCATCCCCTATACTCATCGCACCCCCTTACAATTATTCTATTTCTTTTACTCTTTTAGCACCTTCTAATTGTTCTTGTGAAAAACCTTGAAACATTCCAAGCAATCCAACTTCTTTTTGTTTTATATTATTATTAGATGTTCCAACTATCTTACCAAGTTCTTTTGTTGATTGTAATATAATGTTATCATCTTCACTATAATCAGCAAGATGTTTTAGTTTACTTAATATATATTCGTGGTCTATACCCATTCCTTTTGCAACATCAAGTACAGACTTTTGTATTTCTTCCATTACTCTTTCCTGTTTTAATAATACAGTTGCTTTTTTTCGTGCTTTTTGGTTAGACTCTTCTTTATATACATTCTTATAAGCCTCTATCGCTCCC